TTGAAGGGAACGTCTTCATAAATCGTGGTGCATATAGTTCCATCTTCGCTTCTTTCATGGCCTACGACACGTTCCAAACGCTTTTCGTTACGAAAATCTCCTACTCTTTGATCTTTTTTGCCAGGACATTCTACAAATTCATCTTCTTTATCTTTCGGTGCTATATATTTACCTGACTGGTCTGTTGTATCTACAAATTCTTTTTCTTGCTTATTAGGAGGCTTAGCTTTTGTATAAGTAAATTCACTGGGATTATATTCTAATGGTTCAAATGACGGAATAATAAAATTGCCACATTCTGTGTACGTTCCATATTTATCTTTATCACTATCAATCAGATTAGGAAGATTATTTCTATGTACTCTTACACAACCTGGCATGTCAACTTTTGGTTTATAGATAACATCTAACACTGGAACGTAAAGTTCCCATACAGGTATTTTTGGAATATTAATTTCTTTTATTTGGATCTTATGTATATCAATTGGGGGCATATTATAATTTAAAATCCCAATTCTTTATAATCCAAGTTTTTTAGGTAGTGGTATTGATTTGCCTGTTGTTTTTGGTAATGCGTTATCCATTACGTTAGGCAACATACCTTTTACATTACCCATAACCTGATTTATCATCTTTGCCTTAAATTGCTCAGATGTTACATACTTATATCCAAAGTACCCTCCGCCTATAACTGAAGTTACCATAAGAAATGAAAGGATACTTAAAACCTGACAAACACGATTTAGCATATAGAAAATGATGAAATTTGCATTAATTAGAGCTATGTCAGTTATGAGCATAGCTATTCTACTGCTCATTATAGGTTTATCACCTTTGTATGTCACTATGAGCCTTATGACTAGGCAAATAACAGAAAAATCTAAGTAGCAATCAATCCAAAAGTTCTTAATACAGCTAAAGCACTTTCTAATTTAGATTCAAGCTCTACACAAAACTCTAATAATTCTGCATTTGTAGGACTTGCAGCATTAGCAACAGTTATAGAACCGTTTGCTGTTGGCAGCGTACCAGAACTAGCAGTGGTTGTAATATTTGCAATCGCACTCTGCTGCACAACAGGTGTTGCATTAAAAAATGCTAGTTTCTGTGTTGTCGCAGTACCAAACTTTGTTCCTGTAGTTGTGTTAAATATAAAATCATATCCATCAGCTATAGTCACTGACGTTGAATCAAATTGAAACTTAGTATCTAACGAACCATTTGCAATCACTTGTAAGCTTAGTTGTCCATCTTCTGTTCCATCACTTGCATCAATAATTTTTGTCTCTATTGATGCAAATACAATTTCCTCTGGTGTTGAATTATCATTTTTCCCTGAGAAGCTTATTGTTGATAATTCGTCATTATCTTGTCCCGCACCACTAGCACCTCGGCCTCTTGCTAAAACTATATCACCACCTGAAACTGAACTATTTGAAGTACCTTCCACACGCAAGGCTGTTCCATCATCATCATTTGTTACATGTAAAAGTTCTGAAGGATCTGTTTCATTTATTCCTACATTTTCGCTTTTTAATCTTATTCTTGTAGCTAAGGTG